TTAGAGATGGCAAAGGCGTAGTTTTAGAAGCGGTGTCATCAAACCCCAAGTTCTCTGGGCCTGCTGGCCCGGACATTGATACCTTTACCTATTACCTGACGCTGAAAGAAACACCTGCGCCGGGGAAGGCTACTTTGCTGGCAACGATCAAGTACAAGTGCCCAGAAGGGGAGAAGGTGGTGACTTACCCACGGCACAAAAACCTGACGTTTAATCTGCAATGAAGTACATCTTCGGCATCATCGTTCTGTTGATTGCCGTTGTAATGTTGGCCCTTTCGGAGATCGCTAGATGATTACGTTATTCACAACCCTGCTGTCCTTTCTCGCTGGGGGCTTGCCCAAGCTCCTCGACTTCTTCCAAGACAAGTCTGACAAGAAGCACGAGATTGCACTGGCTCAGATGCAGATCGAGCGGGAACTGGAACTCAGGAAGGCCGGGTTTGAGGCGCAGGCTAGGGTCGAGGAAATTAGGACGGATCAGCTTACGATCAACGCAGAAGTCTCGACTCAGCAGATCGCTCTACAAGAGAAGCAAGCTCTGTACGCTCACGACATTGCTATCGGGGAAGGCGCATCGAGGTGGGTCATCAATGCAAGAGCCTTAGTTCGTCCCGTCATCACTTACGGGATGTTTGCGCTGCTCTGTTTCATCAACATCTTCGGTGCGACGTATGCGTGGCACCTTGGAACCCCGTTTGCTGAGGTGATTGCTAACCTGTGGGATGCTGATACTCAGATCATCTGGGCGTCGATCATCAGTTTCTGGTTCGGGTCACAGGCGTTCGCTAAAAAGTGAACGATCTACTAAAGATGCTCCGGCATCATGAAGGAGTCAGGCATGAGCCTTACCGTTGCCCTGCTCGTCTGTGGACTGTCGGTGTTGGTCACGTCATCGATCCTCGCCACATTAGCGTACCGTTTGATGGAAGACTTGGCCTCGCCATTCCTGCCGGTTGGGATCGGAGGCTGACGGATGAAGAGGTGGACAGCATTCTCCAGCAGGATCTGGCGCGGTTTCTGGCGGGGGTACGCCGACTATGTACTGTGGATGATCTTAGCAATCGCCATCTGGCACTCACTTCGTTCGCTTTCAATGTTGGACTAGGGAACCTTCAGGCGTCTACCCTTCGGGCCAAACATAACCGGGGCGATTTTGAGGGGGCGGCTGAGGAGTTCTTGAAGTGGAACCTGTCGGCGGGGAAGGTGCTTCCGGGGTTAGTAACAAGAAGAAAAGATGAAAAAGCCATGTATATGGCAAAATCATAGCGGGGGTCTTCCCCGATAACGGAGAGTCAAATGGAAACGATCAATGTACCTGTAAGTCTTATCAATGCCATCCTTCAGTATCTTGGGAGTCGGCCCTATGTTGAGGTAGCTAATCTCATCGCAGGCGTTCAGCAGGCAGCGGCCCCCGAAGCCGAGAAGGTTGGCGGAACGGAGTAATCATGGAACTGTGGGTTCATAAAGCTATGAAGAAGGTCAAACCAAAGACTTCGTGGAGTTTTTGATGGATCCACAGATCCTGATCAACATCGGTTTTGGTGTTGCTGGCGCGTTTGGGGGTTGGATTCTCAACTCCCTTTCGCGCTCGATCATCCGAATAGAGGATCGGATTGCTGACTTGCCTCTTCAGTATGTCACTAGAGACGACTACAGAGCAGATATCGCAGATATCAAAAGTATGTTAGCTAGGATCTTTGATAAGTTGGACAACAAGGTAGATAAATGAGTTCCGCGGTCAAGTCCAATCCTGAGAAGTGGAAGAGAATTGTTTCTCAAGTCAAAGCTTCTGGGAAGGGTGGTAGCCCGGGGCAATGGTCAGCTAGGAAGGCACAGTTAGCCACTCAGAAGTACAAATCTTCCGGGGGTGGTTACAAAGGGCCAAAAAAGGCGGACAATTCGTTATCTAGATGGTCTAAGGAAGATTGGGGTACTCGATCTGGAAAGCCATCTACGCAGGGTTCTGAGGCTACGGGTGAGCGTTATCTCCCCCGGCGAGCAAGAGAGAAGCTAACCGCTTCGGAATACGCCGCCACAACGCGAGCAAAGCGCGAGGGGATGCGGCAAGGTAAGCAGTATGTCCCGCAGCCTGAGTCTATTAAGAAAAAGGTGTGGTGATGCCTGCTTACATGATGACCTATGACAATCTGGTCACAGATATTGAAAAGTATCTGGAGAGGACGGACACGGCCACGATTGAAAGGATTCCTACCTTTATCGGTCTTGCGGAGCAAGTATTAGCCGCTGATCTTAAATTCTTAGGGAATCTTACGGTAGTGACGAGCACGATGGTTCTAGGTGAAGCCATCATTGACAAGCCTGCTCGTTGGAGAAAGACCGTCTCAATGAACGTCACTGTAGGTGGTCAGAGGAGTCCGATTCTTCTCAGGAAGTATGAGTATCTGAGGGAGTATTGGCCTGACCCTGCGGACACAGACGTTCCTCTATTTTATTGTGATTACGACTATACGCACTGGTTGATTGCTCCGACTCCGGACGATGACTATGCGTATGAGGTCTTGTATTACGAGAGGGTTCAGCCATTGGACTCCTCTAATCAGTCTAACTGGTTCACTCAATACGCACCACAGGCTCTTCTGTACGGGTCTCTTTTACAAGCGATGCCGTTCCTGAAGAACGATGAGCGGATTCCGATGTGGCAGCAGCAGTATTCTGCGATTGTAAACACGCTGAAGACAGAGGATGTTTCCCGTATTGGTGACCGTCAAGCGATAGCGAGGGATTCATGAGCTTTTTAAGCCCCTTTACGGGAAATGTGATCCAGCCGACGGACGTTTCGTTTCGTGCTGTAACGCTGTCAGCGAATACCACGTTAAGTTGGCCGATCAACGGGTCAGCGACGAATGATTATGTAGCGAGGATCATGAACGTTACGGCTACTGTTGGTAGCTTGACGTTGAGGATGCCTCCTGCAAATCAAGCCTCAGTTGGTGAGGATTCCCTAGTTAGGAACGTTGGGGCGAATACTTTCACCCTAGCGGACTATGACGGCAACACGATCACGACAATTGCCGCGGGGGAAGCCAAGTACGTCTACATCACCACTAACGCCACCACCGCAGGTACTTGGGGGTTGATTGCGTTTGGAGTGGGGACGAGTAACGCTGATGCCGCGGTGTTGGCGGGGCTTGGTCTTAAAGCGATTGGATCGACGCTCAACCAAGCGTACAACGTCACCACATTCTCCTCTAACTATACGGCTGTAGACGGCGATAGAGCCTCTGCATACGTCTGGACGGGGGGTAGTGGCACCCTGACCCTTCCCGGTGCCTCAACGGTCGGAGAAGACTGGTTCCTGCTAGTTAGGAACGGGGGTACGGGGACGCTGACAGTCAGTCCTAGTGGCGGTAATTTGATTAACGCCGCGGCTTCTTTGGCAATGCAGCCTGCTGATTCGGCGGTAGTCATATCCTCTGGTTCCGCGTGGTACACGATTGGCTTGGGCAGGAGTACGCAGTTCAACTTCACCCAGCTAACAAAAGCGGTTACTAATGGGACGTACACGCTTACTGCTTCTGAGGCAGCGAACGTCGTACAGAAGTACACCGGGACTCTAACGGGGAATGTGACGGTCAACCTTCCTCAGACGATTCAGGTTTACTACATCACTAATCAGACTGACGGTGGTGGGTCGGGGTATCAGATCACCTTTCAGACAGGTGCTGCGGGGGGTGCTGTAGCGACGATTCCTGCGGGGCAACAGGTGATCTTGCTGTGTGATTCGGTCAACTTGCTGAATGCTTCGACGATTGCTGCTGGAGCGGTGAATGTATCGCTGGTGGATGGAACCGCGGCGGCTCCGGCGTTGAACTTTGCTTCAGAAACGGACACAGGTATTTACAGGCCCAATTCAGGCGAGTTTGGCATTTCAATTGAGCAAGTGCCGATGTTTGGGTTAACGGGAACCGGGTTGACCGTTAATGGTACGGGCACGTTTGGTTCTGGGACGACAGGTGGCATTTCTGGCGGACTGTTCTCATGACGCAGAAAGTCTTTGCTTTAGATACCAAACCCGGTATTCAGAGGGATGGAACTCTTTTCGACAAGCAGTTCTATAACGATGGACGTTGGGTAAGGTTTCAACGAGGTCGCCCGAGGAAGATGCTGGGATACAGGGTTATCTCAGATCAGATGTTTGGGCCATCTAGAGGCATCTGGGTGAACGCTCAGAACGCCTTTACTTCTATCTTTTCTGGTTATAACAACGGGCTGGAAGTTCTGACCATTGATGATAATGGGGTTGGGGCGGGCATTGGAGAGTTCTCTCTATCGAACTTCACTGCTTCTCCGCTTAACCTCTGGCAGTTTGACGGGTTTTATGATGTTGGAGGTTCCGGGGTTCAGACAATTGTTGCTCATCCCGGTCAGAACCTACAGGCGATTGACTCGGACAATGACACGCCGGTTTTGATTGGAAACATTACCGGCACGACGATGAGTCAGATTGGCGTGTTTACTGATTCAGTAACGACGACCAACCTCAGCCCGACTCTTACGTTAGCGGTATCAAACCCTTTGATTGGTGCTGGGCAGACGATTACCGGGGCAGGGATCCCTGTAAATACTACGGTGGTTTCAGTTGTTGGTACGACGGTCACGATGTCGAACAATGCAACAGCCTCTGCAACGGTGACTGCTACGTTCAACAATAACGTAGAAGTGTCTGGCGGGGTGGTTTCGCTTCATCCGTACTTGTTCGTATACGGGAACAACGGGCTGCTTAGGAACTGCGCTGCTGGCAATACGGATGACTGGGTGTCTAGTGATGCTAACTCAGTCAACGTAGCAACAGGGAAGATCGTACAAGGGTTGCCGGTTCGAGGCGGCTCTAACTCTCCGTCTGGACTCTTTTGGAGTTTGGATTCCCTAGTTAGGGTGTCATATGCGCCTACAAATCTAGGTGTCCCGGGGACGGCGAACTTTGCTACTCCGACGTTCTGGCGGTACGACATTATCTCTTCGCAGACTTCGATCATGTCGAGTCAGTGCGTGATTGAGTATGACGGCATCTATTACTGGTGCGGGGTTGATAGGTTCCTTCTTTATAACGGGACGGTCAAAGAGATCCCGAACTCGATGAACCAGAACTGGTTCTTTGACAATCTGAACTACAGTCAGAGACAGAAGGTTTGGGTAACTAAGGTTCCTCGATACGGAGAGATCTGGTGGTTCTATCCTAGAGGGAACGCGACCGAGTGTACGGATGCGATTGTTTACAACGTCCGTGAACAGACTTGGTATGACGCGGGTCAGGCTCTAGGGGCTAGAAGGTCTGCCGGGTATTTCTCCCAAGTGTTTGCGTTTCCTGTCATGGCTGGGTGGAACACGCTCCCAGAGACGGTGATCTTTACTCAGACGATGAACATTACGAGCGGAAGTGATTTCATCTTTCTAGACACTTACAACACTCAAGTAGCTTTGAGGCAGGTTGTTTCTGGTTCTAACATTCCTACGGGAGCTTCGGTTGTAGCGATCACGAGTTCTAACCTGAAGACGTTAGGAGCGATCACGCCGGGGTCTGGATATGTAAGCGCGTCTTACGTCAATGTTCCTCTTACTGGTGGTTCTGGATATGGTGCTACTGCTGATATTGGCGTAGTGGGTGGTCAGGTCGCATCAGTAACGATTGTTCTTCGCGGAGCGGCTTATGAGATTGGGGATGTACTGTCTGCGAGCAATACGAATCTAGGCGGAACGGGGTCGGGGTTTTCGATCCCTGTGACGGCCATCTATGCTCAGGCGATTGAGATGAGTGCTGCCGCTACGGGGACTGGCGCGGTGAGTCTTACGTTCTCTTTGCCTCCTGATCGAATCCAGATCTATCAGCATGAGATCGGGGTAGATTCGATTGACGGGCAGAATGTAGAGGCGATTGAGAGTTACTTCGAGACGAACGATCTTGGGTGGGTATCGGGAGGCCCGAGTCAACCGGCGATGGAAGGGATAAACAAGTGGCTGCGGTTAGAGAGGGTTGAGCCTGACTTCCTTCTTGAGGGTGAGATGGAGTTGTACATCACAGGGAGGCCGTATGCACAGAGTGATGATTCAACGACTGGCCCGTACACCTTTGACTCAACTACGAACAAGATTGATATGAAGGAACAGCGGAGAGAGCTGAGGTTAAGGTTTGTCTCTAACGTTGCTGGTGGTGATTATCAATTAGGGAAAGTTGTGTTGAACGCGGACATTGGGGATCAGCGTGGCTACTAGAGATCTTGCTAATGGCTAGTACCGAATCACCTCTTGTATACGACCCGAGGTTTCATACGTTTGAGTCTTGGGCGTGCCTGATGGTTGAGCAGTATGCTGCCCAGCAACTAGCTATTCCAGACGCCAATACGGACTGGAAGCTTTGGGGTGACGGGTTGAAGGCGATTGATGTGTTTACAAACGAAGCCATTCCTAATACGGATGACTTTGATGACTGGTTTGACTGGGCTGCTGCGCTTCTATCAGCAGTGAATCCAAGGACATAAAGATGCAAATCTTTGGCCCTCCTAGAGAAGAGATCTATCGATTTCGGAACAATTTCCGTCATAGAGGTTATGAATACGGAGACCTCAATAAAGACGGTCGCGTAGACGATACCGATTTAACGATAGCTCAAAGATTTGTAGACGCCACTTCTGCTGCAAGTACGGGCGCGTATGACAAATTCTTTCCTAAGCCGGAAGGTGTTACTGGATCTGGGTATACAACCTTAAAGTTGATGGAAACTCTGTCAACTAATCCAAACTGGTTTGTCAACACGGAGTTGCCAGAACTATATACAGAGTCTCCTGATGGTGCTCGATTAAGTATTGCCGCAATTAACAATGTTGCTCAACAGATTTCAGAACAACGCAAAAACTTTGGTACGGAAAAATACTACACAGGCTCTATTGGTGACATGGGCGGGATTGATGCCGCAACTCGGTACATGGCAGAGTTGCTTGTACGGAGCGGCATCGGAGACGTAGCCGATATTGGTGAAAGAGAAATAAAAGAAGACGGCGTTGTTACCGGCAAGCAGTTGTATAACAAAAACAGTGGTCAACCTCTCAACTCAGGTCACGATGCGTCGTACATATACGCTAACTCAACAATTGCTCCTACGGATGAGCAGTATATTTTTGGTGGGTCTTTTGCTGGCAAAAACACATCGTTAAACATTTCGATGGTCAACGGAATACCGGTGTTCTATTCAACGCCGGGGCCGTCAAGTTCGGACTTTGATGTTAAAGACATTGCCCCGTTTGTAGCTATAGCGTCATTGGCTATTCCGGGGATTGGTCAAGCAATTGGTGCGTTTGTAGCAGAGATGGCTATTGGTCAAGCCGCTGCTGCCGCGTTAGCTCCTGCCACGCTGGGGGCTATTGGTTCAGGTGTTCTGACTTCCGTATTAACGGGAGACATTAAACAAGGGGTGTTAGCGAGCGCGGGGACGCTGTTAGGGGCGCAACTTGGTGATGTGATAGGAGATGCAGCCAAGGGGATTTTTGACTCCCCTGCTGGGCAGAAGTTTGCAACCTCTATTGGTTCCGCGATGACCAGAGCGGCGGTGGTTGGTCAAGATGTGACAGCCGCGGGTTTAGGTGCCGCTACCGGGGAAGCTTTTAATCTGATTTCAGACAGTATCCCGGGGTTTAGTGATGTTAAGGATCCAAAGATCAAGAGTGCGGTCACTCAGGCTATTCAGGCTGGGTTGAACACCGAAGGCAGTTTGAGTGACAAGATTTCTGCTGCGACTCTTCAAGGGGCGGTAACGCTTGGAACTTCGCAATTTGAATCTGGTGGGAAGAAGTTTGTTGATCTGACTCCGGGCCAGCAGGCTTTAGTAACAACGACTATTGGGTCGTTAATATCTGGCAAGCCTTTAGACCAAGAGTTAGTTAAAAGGGCTGTATCACAGGCTCAGTCCGACTTTGCGGCCACATTAAAACAACCGACTGCTGCACAACCTGAAGATTTTGGATCAGCCAGTACGCCTACTCCTGCCGCACAGCCGGAGGACTTTGGATCTGCTAATGAGGCTCCCAGAACGATCCCGTCGCTAGATCCGGCGATGGGGGCCGTTGGGCCTCCTGACATGGGGCCGACGATTCGTCGGGAAAGCTTTATCTCTGATCCTAACCAGCCTACAAGACAACTAGCTCCGGGGTTTATCCCGGGTGAAGTTCCGATGAGTCTGCAAAAGTTGTCAAGTGCAGACCCGCTAGCGGATGAGATTCAACGACAATCTGATTTGATTGGTTCTGGACAAATCGCTCCTTTTGTGCAAGTAGCATCGTCGGGACAGATTGCGACGGATGCGGTTGAAGAGCCAGATCGATTCAAAAGAGCATTACAGCCGGGACATACGCAGGTTTGGCTGCAATCAGAAATTGAAGGTCTTGATGCAGTCGTTAAGCGGATGCGTGATGCCGGGATCTCTGATGACATCATTGAAGAGACCCTAGTAAACGAACAAGCTAAGAACCCGAATTTTGCTGAGATGCTCCGAGGCAACGCTGTTAAGCCTACCGATCTAGGGGAGTCTTCTGGTGAAAAAACTGCGGATGTTACTAAAACTGGTGTGACGGATGATCAAAAGGCTGGTGTTGTTAGCGTTGGAACATCTACTACGCCGCCTGAGACGGGTGGATCAACTTTCTTTGGCAAAGGCGCGGGGGAGTCATTAGGGTTTGTGCCATTTTCTGTAGCAGCCGTTGATACTGGGACTGGAACGACGACCTATGACATGAACAACGGGTTCAGTTTGTTTTTGTTTGCTGATGGTCGCCAAAAGATTATGGACAACGAGTCCAAGGTCATCATTGATTTAACTGAGCTTCCGCCGGATATACAGACAGAAGTTCAAACTAGAATGGTGGCGGCGGATGCAGCCAAGTCTGCTGAGGCATTGCAAGTCCCCGCACAAATACCCGCTGATACTAGTCTGGTAGCTAAAACGGAAACTAAGCCTGTTGATGTAACGCCTCCAAAACCCGTTAATGTAACTCCTGTTAAGCCGGTTGATGTGCCCCCGTTAGATACTAAGCCGACAGAGCCGTTGAAGGTTGATACAACTAATATCCAACCGAAAGCGGCAGATACTGCGGCTACGCAGAGCGACACGAAATCTACGGGTGACGCTTCTACAACGGTTACGCAGGTTGGTGGATCTACCCCAGCGGGAGATGTTACTAGACCCTCTCCTCGCAATGAACCGCCTCTTGTCTATGTGCCGCCCACGCTGCCGGTTGTTGCACCTCAACCGCCTCGCTATACGCCCCCGCCGGATTCAGGCCCGCCGATAACGTGGCCGAAAGAACTTCCCCGTTACACCCCGCCGTCAATCCCTCCTGCGCCTGTCGTCACTCAACCGGATATAACGACCGAGCAAACAAAGCCAAAAGGTGATACCCCTTCCCCTCGCAATGAACCACCTCTTATATATGTCCCGCCCGAACTGCCGGTTGTACCAACTCAGCCACCGCGCTATATACCTCCTGATGATTCAGGCCCGCCGATAACGTGGCCGAAAGAATTTCCCCGTTACACCCCGCCGTCAATTCCCTCTGGGCCTGTCGTTACTCAGGTTAATACTGGTGTTGTTGCCGATAGTGGCGCTACAGGTACTCCGACAAACGTTGTTTCAGGAACAGGTAGCTCAACAGTTGTAGATACAGGCGCTGCAACAGGCACTGGGACGGCAACTAATGTAGTGCCGGGTGCGGCCACAGGGACGGGTGTTTCTACCGAAGCCGCTACGGGTACAGGGGCTGCAACAAGTACCGCCACTGGGACGGGCACTGGTAGCGGTGCAGGGGTGTCTACACAGCCGTCATTAACGGAAGAGCAGGTTCGCGGGATCGTGTCAGAGATTAAGTTCCCCGCGGGGCTTTCTGAGGAAGACGTTAGAAGAATTTTTGCTGACGTTATGTCAGAAAACCCCGGCCTTAGTATTTCTGACGTTAAAGCCGTTGTTAATACTGCGCTTTCGTTGTTGCCAGCTTCTGCATCTCCTGCTGATGTAGATAGAACAGTATCTACAACGGTTGGCAAACCTAGTGTTGCTGACAATCCCGATACCCCTGAAAACGAATCTAGTCCCGCTACAGGCATCTATTCGGTCATTGAGAGGTATCAGGGCGAAGCCCAAAAACAAGCCGGGGAATTAGAAAAGCAAATTGCTGCTCTTACTAAAGCCGAACAAGATCGACTCAAGGCTGAAGAAGAACAAAGAAAACTAGCAGAAGAACAAAAGAAGCTTGACGAAGAGGCGAGGAAACAAGCAGAGGAAACCGGCAGGCAACGGTCTCTTCTTAATCTTGGAACTTCAATTTTCAGTGGAGCTGCCGGAGCCGGAATATTAGGCGGGTTGGGGGCTTTGGGCACTGCTCCGACTACAACGGCTTTGCCGCCGTTAAAAGGATTGACGACTGGGGAGGCTACTAAGGATGAGTTTGTAAGTCCTCTAGCTGCATTCCAAAAGCAAATAGGTTTGACTCAGCCGGAACAAGAACCGAAACAGGAAGAACAGGAAAGAGCCATGCCGTACTTTAGTTATGGTGAACCCAATGAAGTGGCTTCAGTCCTTGGGTTACAGGATGAGGAAGAGGCTATGGTAGCTACAGGGGGGCTTATAACGCCTCTGATGGCTTCTGGAGGGCTTCCAGTCGTACACTATGCGGGTAAGCCAAGAATGGATTTCAGGAAAGGCGCTTATGTGCAAGGCCCGGGGGATGGTCAATCGGATGACATCCCTGCGATGCTTGCAGATGGGGAATACGTCTTTGATGCTGAGACGGTGGCGGCTCTAGGTAACGGTTCTAATAAAGCCGGGGCTAAGATGCTAGATAAGATGAGAGAACAGATTCGTGCTCACAAGCGCGGTGGTTCATTAAAGAAAATCCCGCCAGCAAGTAAATCTCCGCTGGAATATCTTGCAATGGTGAAGAGGTAAATCATGGCATTCCTACAAGGCGCACCGCTTCCTAATATTACAGAGACGACGACTCGTGCTCAGGAAGCCCCGGGGTATTACACGAACTATCTGTCTGGTCTAGCGCAAGCTGGGCAGACTGCGATGGGTAGAACCCCCCAGCAGATGATTGCTGGATTGGATCCTATGCAGATGCAGGCTTACCGGATGACTCCGGAGGCTGCTGGTGCTTATCAGCCGGGGTTGAGTGCGGCGACTGCGAACATTGCTGAGACTGCTCAGGGGATTACGCCTGACAAGATCAATCAGTTCATGAACCCGTTTACGCAGAACGTCGTTCAAGAGATGGCGCGTCTTGCGGAGCAGAACGTAGGAAGGAACATCCTGCCAGCTCTTAAAGCGGGGATGGTTGGCTCTGGACAGTTGGGGTCTCAGCGGTATGCTGGAGCACTCGGACAAGGGCTTGCAGAGGCTTCTAAGACCCTTACAGGCCAGCAGTACGGTGCCTTGTCTGAGGGCTATAAGACCGCGGTAGATGCTGCTCTCAAAGAGATGGGTCTTGAGACCGAAGCCGCGAAGACTCAGGCGAACATCTCGAAGCTAGCTCAGGATCTTGGGTTGGCTGAGACGGGTGCGATTGAGAAAGCGGGCGCGACTCAGCAGGCTTACAACCAAGCTCTACTAGATGCTCCTATGAAGACTGCAACGCAGGCTCAAGGTCTGTTGAGGGGCTTTACGATACCTCAGTCTGAGACGACTACATTCACTGGCCCGAAAGCTGGCGCGTATGGATTGTCTGATCTTGCTCAGATTTCAGGATTGATGTCTGTGCTTGGATCAATGAAGTCGGGGTCTCCGGGGGCCAATGTTATTCAAGGCATTCTGTCTGGAATCAGCGGCAGAGGCGGCGGATTGCCATCTTCTTATCAAGTAGACCCAACGGAGTTTACTGGCGGAACGAACGAATCGGGGACGCCGGTTTACTTTGATCGGCAGACCTATTCGTACTATGACCCGCAAGGCAACCCGGTTCAGGTTGAGTGGGGTGTTTGATCATGGCTGAACCTAAAGGTGGGCTGGTATTTATCCCGGGGGGTGACTCCTCCGCAATTGCCGCTAACAAGGCATATCAAGATGCTCTAGAGAGGCTCAACAAGTCTCTAGAAGCTCGCCAGAACCGTATGTTTGATCCGACGATGTTAGCTCTAGCTGAGGGCTTTTTAAGCCCCGGGAGAACGGGTTCCTTTGGGGAATCTCTAGGGGTTGCTGCTGGCAAGATGAGAGTCGCGGAAGAGGCAGAAGCAAAGACGGAGCAAGAACTCGCTCAGGCTAAGTTGGGTTTGGCTGAGAGGGGAATAGCTTTAGAACAGCAACGGCAACGAGAGCGTGATTACCGAGAAGGACTTCAGCGAGATTTCGGAATAGGCGCTTCTCAGGCTCAACCTGCCGTTGTCTCAGAACGAGACGCCGCTCCTGTTGGGCTGGAAGCGCCAACCGAGGGCGTTAGGCGTCCTGCACAACAGGGGACAGGAATAGCACCTCCTGCTGGATTTGAAAACGCCGCAAGTTTTCAAATAACGCCAGCTAATCGCGCTTTTTTAGATCCAGCCATTCACATCCAACTAAGGATGAAGGAGCCAAATGTTTCCTACGCAACGGCAGTAAAAGAAGCTAATGAGATGCAAAAGGATCGGTATATCTATAGAGACAATGCCATATTTGATAAAGCATCTGGTCGTATCTTCTACGTTCCAACTGGAGATGTAGTAGAAGTTTCTACCTCTCGCGGCCCCCAGAAGATTCCTAAAGAGATCGTTCGTATAGCTACTGCGATGGGCAGCAATGCGCCGGTTGAAGCTTTTGTTGCAAACTTACCTAGTTCAACGGAACTGGCCGGTGGAGAAGCCGGAGCGCGAGCGGGCGCAGAGCGTGGGCAATCCGCCAATCAGACCAAAATCAATCTTCCAAGGGCTGACGGGACATACGGGTCGTATGAAATTCCTGCACAGGCAGCGTTTGAGATCGGCAGGCTGATTACTCAATATGGGATTAACAGCCCACAAGTGTTGCGAGAGGCTAGTAAGTACACCGGAGAGGCTGCTGGCCCAAGCGGGGTTCCTAGTGGTGCGCCTAGCGGCGTCCCCGGTGCTGCTGCTCCTAGCCCCGCGCCAAGCGGTGCCGCTCCTGCTGGAGCGCCTAGTGCAGTAGCTCCTAGCGGCGCTCCGGTAAGGCTAGGAGTTCCGTCTATACAAGAACAAGCACTTGACTCGGAAATGGCAAAGCTGACGGCACAAAAGCGGGTTGAGTTTAATGAACAGCAGCGAAACAAAATCCTTGAAGCTTCAGACGATGCTTCAGAGGCTATGCGGCGTGCCTCAATCTTCCGTCAATATGCCGATGCTCCTGACGCTAATGCAATCTTTGGCATCTTGAGCAATGACAAGTTGATGTCTGCTGCTGCTAGGCTTGTAGAGCAAGGGATAGGGGTTACCACCCCCGGGGGAAGGATCGCGGTTGGTATTCCTGAAGTTCAAACCATCATTCGTAATCTAGGTTTGTCTCCTGAGCAGCAAGCTAAAGCTCAAGTAGCATTTCAGTTGATGGTTGAGGCTCAGATCAAGATGTCGCAGTACGCTAAAGGTGCTGTGTCTAATTATGAGCAGGGGTTGTTCGCTCAATCAGGCATCAACAAAGAAGACATCCCCGGATCTATTCGGATTAAATCGGACATGATCACCTTGAGGGGTCAGTTTGATAAGGATGTCGCAAGAAAGTTTGAAGACTCCAATCAGGATGTAAGAACCTTCAAAAAGTCTGATTGGTATCAAAACAGACTTAAACAGTACGACGAAGATCTCATGAAGGTTGCTAGCGGCAACAGGTTGAGAGTTCCGGGTGCTTCTGCGCCGCAAGGTTCCGGAACGCAGCCACGGCTGAGATACAACCCGTCTACCGGGCAGTGGAGTGAATAATGCCAGTCATTGTTGAGGTCGAAGGCTATGGCCCGGTTGAGTTGCCTGATGGCATGACTAGGGAAGAGATGGCGGCTGCAATCAAGAAGCTGCCTCCTCTGAGAAACCAATTTGATCCTGCCCCCCCTCCCCCTCCGGTAACTTCGGGGGAAGAGCGTCAAGAACGGATGTTTTATGGTGGGGTAGGGGCAGGTATTGGAGCTACAGCATCAGGCGCTCAGTTGCTTGGCAGGGGCGCTATGGCCGCTGCTGGTAGGTTAGAAGGCGCTAGAGAAAGGGCTAGGATTGCTGAACAGGAGCGTGCTCGGGCGGCAAGTACCAGTCCTTTTGGCACCACTCCTACGGCAACGCCTCCTCAGTTAGCTCCTAATGCTCAGAGAATTCTTCAAGGCACCACGGAAGAGGGGGCGACTGGTCGAGCGAGGATGCAGGGGTTTAATCTGGAGACTGCTCAACAAGCTGCCGCAGCAAAAGAACAAGAGAGACTTTTGCAAACCCTGCAACAACAGGGGGTTGTAGAGCGGGGGGCAAAGGGGGTGCTTGCTGGCGCACCCGGGATGACATCAACGCCATCGGGTGTGGTGTTTCCTAGAACCGAATCGGCTCAGACTATCGGCCCCCGCGGGCCTGAAGGACAGGTAGGTGCAACCCAGCGGCCAAGACCCTCTGCTATAGCGAGCGGATTAGAAGAGGTCTCCAGTCTGTTTAGAAACATGATGCAGAGCGCCCCTATGAGGGGTTTAGGAACGGCTTTGAAGTACGCAGCGCCGCCAGTTGCTCTTGGTTCTGCTGGGCTAGACATTGGAGATATTGTCATTGAACAGCGCAAGGGCGAGCAAGCGGATCGGCTCAAACAAGCTCTTGCGGGGTTGAGTGCTACAGGTGCTGTTACGTCCCTTGCTAACCCCCCTGTAGGGCTTACGATGATGGCGGTTCCTCCCCTAGTTAGGGGCTACCAAGAGCATCAACGCTTGATGGAAACAGATCCAGAATATGCTCAAAGGTATCAACAGGCTTTCGGGGGGATGGGTGGGGTTAGACGTTTCCCTAAGCCTGAAGACATAGGTTTGCAATAGTTTCGGTGACTCTCCGGCACCAGCGGCCCTCTCGGGGGCCGTCTTTTTATGGTCTTAGACTGTGAAGCTTCTTTCCGACTTCAGAGTTCAATTCCGACACAATCTTCACGCATCGTTGATGTTCTTGTAGCTTGATGGTCGGGGTAAGAACGGCTTCGATCTTCCTAGCGAAATCGATGATATCGACTTCACCTACCGGGCCTCCTTTGTGTTCTGTATAGAAGAAGACCTGTTTGATCATGTCTTCACTTAGCATTCTTTGAACTCCATAGTGTCCAATTGACGACGGTGCTTCGAGCGATAGACCGTTGAGCGATAGATTTGTAGGGGTTCAGATCGCTTTCGATGAACTCTTCGATCTCAGCGCGGTTGTCGAGGAACTTCTCATGACGTTCTGCCGCTTCGAGGCTTTCAAAGATCGTTCCGTCTGAGGTCTGGTAGGCGTTGATGGTTTTCATTGATGGCCTTTAGATAGTTGCCAGTAGTTGAGAAGGCAGACGAACATCTTCCAGCCTTTCTTGATGTCGTCTTCTGAGTGTTCGATGACTTTCACTAGGCCCGGGATAGAGCGGGAGACAAATACGTTCGCACAGCGAGCCTCTGGCATCCCTAGACCCATTCGGTAGGCGGCTAGCTGCATGATGTGTTCGTCATACGCTTCTACCTTCGAGGGATCTCCGAACTCTTTAGTCTTGATGTCTACGACAATATCGGGACAATGGAGATCGCACTTACCGCCGTACCCGAGTTCATGAGCAAAAGACTTTTCCGCGGCCCAAGACTGTCGGCCAAAGCTTTTAAGAAGGGCGTCAACCGTACCTTTGACATGAGAGAGGTGGGAGGCTCTAGGTTTGCCGAGGTAGAAGCTCTCTATCGAGGCGTGTATATCAGTCCCGGCATCCGCTGCGGCTTTCCCTTGTTCCTTCGAGTCACGAATGATCCGGTCAATATAGTCATCCTCGGATTCACTATCGACCTTGGGAAGGGTGAGGGCAGCTAACAGGAGTTGCTGTTGCTTCCAAAGCTCTAAACCGGGCTTGGCTGCGATATTTAAGATCGTAGTGACCGAAGGTACTAGGTTGAGCTTTCTAGCGTCTCTCAGGGTCGTATGGCGCTCTTTGCCGTCGTTCGAGGTGATAGTGTAGGCAGGGCTACCGTCTCTCGTATACCAATGTCCGGCCTCACTAACAAACTTGTCTTTAGCGATCAATTGATCTTTTCCTTGAGGGCGTCATTCCATCCGTTTAGATAGGCTTGGTGGAGCCTGTCTGACAGGACTTTGTTGAGGTGATCTAGAAAGGCTTCGGCGGATTGATCCAGATCACCTTCAAAGACTAGGGTTCCGTGTTCCCAATCAAGGTGACCGACCTTCCCAAAAAGGCCATAGAACTCAATCCGCCGAAGTTCCATCATGCCGCCACTACAGGTTTAGCTTTGGGCGGACGACCGCGGCGCTTCTTAGGAGCTGCCTTAACTACAGGCTTGGCCTCTTTCACTACAGGCTTAGGCGCATTCAACATAGCCAGAATGCGGGGGACTTCGCTGGTATGAACCACTAGGGTTGAGTACATAGGTGCTCCTCAAAAGGGGATGGAAGACGAATCATCTTCAAGCGGCATAGACTTCCCGCGGGACTTCCACTCGGGGGTTTCTGTGATCTTCTGTCGAATCCGCTCAGACAGGGTTTCAAACATCTCCATATCCGGGTCATCGATGTAGAAGATTCCTACCTGATTGAAAGGCGTAGGAAGGTTTTGTTTCATCGCTTTAGGTACTGGAGACACCGCGGTGATGTTGGTGTATTCCTTGCCGTCGTTACCTGTAGCCCTAGTAACGGTGATCAGGCACCAAGCCCCGAGGACGTTCTTCAGTTCAAAGCCTTGTAGTTCTTCTCTGGTGAACTCACGGCCCCGCCAAGCTTCTAAATCAGCCCGTAGAACGGCTTTTTCAGACAGCGATAGGGTGTAGTTCTTCGAGATTGACATCGGCTCGCCCTTGTCGGTTTTAAGGGGGCCGTCGTCATCTTCTGAGTGAACCTCGAACTGGAACATGACCTTCTTGATGAACTTAGATTCACCGTTAAAGGTTGTCTTCTGCGTTCCTAGGTCGATGATACGGTAGCACCTTGCCAAGTGTGATCCCGGGGGTACGGGCTTGAAGGTGCTGGTTTGTGTTGCTCTCGCTATTAGCATGATTACTCCTTAGTCCACATTCGTAACGGATCAGCTTCCAATCTTCGGTAGTTGCTTCTCCACGTTCGGCTCTCTCTACGGCTTCCTCTACTTCTCTCTGGCGATCCAACATCATTTGATGAAATTCGTCGGCTCGCATTTCCCATACTCCAAAACTTTCCTGCGGTTTTCCAAGATCTTCGGATCCTGATCAGGCGGAAGCTGACCTAGCTTCTCCCACTCCTTCCTGATCCTCTTTCCTACGTCTGTCGCTGCCGCCGGTATCCACACAAAATCGTCGCTCATTAGTCGCTCCTTTCTACAAGTGGAACTTGATCATACACCCCCTTGCACATCTTAGCAAGTTAGTGTAACTTGGCAGCATAGGAGGAAGTGATGAAACTAGTTGAATACTTTGTAGGAAAGCCGCGGGGATCGAAGGCTGATCTAGCGGAGAAGTTAGGAATTTCAAGGACATGGATGAGTCAGATCATCTCTAACCGGAGGGTCTGTAGTGCGGAGTTAGCGAAGGCGATTGAGCAATTAACGAACGGTCAGGTTCGTCGTTCCGATCTCAGGCCGGATCTTTTTGGAGAGTTGAGATGAAGTCGAGTGTGTTCGAGCAGCTTCAGAAGGTAGGGATTACGCCGGAGTCGTTTCCTAGCCTTTATCAAGCGATCTTAGAAGTATGCGTAGAGATCATCAGAGAGGAGCGAGAGGCTTGTGCTCAGGTTGTAGAGGCTCAGGCGAAGCTTTGGGATGACAAGGTGAAGTACGCCTTAGAAGACGTAATAGACGCTATCAGGAGCCGTCATGTTTCGTAGAGAAGATGAAGATGGAAACGTACTTTGGCACGCCTCGCACCCCTCAGCGATAAGTGTTTATCAGAAGTATGAAACACAGAGACAAGTGTTGATTGATTACCTGCAAGTCATGGTTGCCCGATCTGACTGGCATGGCGTAGCCGACGCAGCGATGGATCTTCGTGAAATGGAAGCGGAGAAGAAACGTGAATAGAGATGACATCATCAGGATGGCGCGGGAGGCAGGACTACATCTGTACGTCAACGATCTGACGGAAGAACCGTATGCGCTAATCGTTGAACGCTTCGCCGCTCTTGTCGCCGCTGCCGAGCGATCTGCTTGTGCTCAGGTGTGCGATGAGATCGCAAACAAACCATCAAACATGGTGCTAGGTGTGGCACTTGATTGTGCTGCTGCAATCAGAGCAAGGGGGTGAAGAAATGACACCAACCAACAAGCTGCGGTTCGTTGAACGAGAGATTCGTATGCCGCTATTTGGATATGACCCTGAAACGACTTACGAGGCTGGGAAGATCCGCGTCCTGCAACAATGGTGGGAGGACAACAGTCAGTACGTTCATTGGATTAACGGCGCACCCGGTGAATGGCGCGATGTGCCGCTGGAGGAAGAGAAATGAGCAATGTAATTAAAGATGGCAAAGAAGCCATTGAGTGGGAGAGGGTTGATTTAACTTACCACGCCGACGGGAATGTCGGTATTGGTACTCCACCACAAGTTAAGTCTGCACCGCTGGTAATGGGAGAACCTGTTGAGTATATGCGGATCAACATGACTGATGGCATCGGTGTTACCCCCGGATCAGAGAGCACTGCATTTTCATTTAGACAACCGGCACAAGAATGGGCACGAGTGGACAAAGACGGCAACGTCACGCATCTCAATATGGATTTGTGCGTCGAAGGGCCACGCAACGCTTACACGGCGTTAGCTGTTGCGATCTGGAACAAAGCTATTGATGAGTGTATTGAGATTGTGGCTAGACATGGCGGAAGCGTTGAGATCGAGGCAGCAATCAGAGCGAGGGGAGAGAAATGACCAAACTACAGCCAGTAGCGATTACAGACAAGTACAAAGAGGCCGCAGCGGAAATACTCTATGAAGCTATCGACGAAAACCCAGACACAGCAATCGTTGTGCTGTTCTGGAAAGATCGTGGGCAGTTCAAGATCAAGAGCAGCCCGACACAAGACAGGTTGCAACTGATCGGTGCGCTGACTGAGGCACTGCACAAAGTTGTTAAGGATGGATATACATCATGACTGACAGAGAACTAATGCAGCAGGATGTTTTGAGCCTGCTTGACTACAACCTTGAAACGGGCGTATTCACGTGGCGCAATGACGCTGGCCACCGCAAGGCAGGTAAGATGGCTGGAGCTAAAGATGTTCATGGCTACACCATCATCACGATCAACGAGAAGGCTTACAAGGCACATCGACTGGCATGGCTGTATTGCCACGGCGGTTGGCCCGAGCATTCCATTGACCACATCAACGGCGTGAAAGACGACAACAGGATTGCCAATCTGCGGGACGTTGAACATCCGCTGAACCTGCTGAACGTCCGCCGCCCGTATCGCACGAATAGCTCTGGCTTTCTTGGAGTGTCACGCAACGGCTCAGGCTGGCGGGCAGAGATTCGCATTGCAAAGAAGAAGCGAAACCTTGGCACCTACGACACGCCAGAGCAGGCCCACGCGGCTTACCTCGCAGCCAAGAATGAAATCCTCGGGAGGCTGGCATGATGGATCGTGAATTGTTTAGGCAGGCGCTGGAGGCGCTGGACACAGCACGACCTGCGTGTTTTGCCGATAACACGCTAGAGGCAATTGACAATGCCACCACCGCCCTGCGCGAGAGGCTGGCGCAGCCAGAGCAGGAGCCGGTGGCGTGGGTCGACCCGTCGTGGATGAACCCGGAAACGCGCACATGGGAAAGCGAGAGTTTCGCACCGGGGCCGATCAATGGGTGGAGTCCGCTCTACACCGCACCGCGCCAGTGGCAAGGGCTGACGGATGAGGATGTCGATGAGGTGGAGCGGTGGATTGAATGGAAAGAAATTGGCAGCGGACGAATACCTAATCAAAAACTTGTCCGGTACATCGAAGCCAAGCTCAAGGCTAAGAACTCATGACTGATCAACTAACCTCCGACTTAGCGATGATTGCTCGGAACGCCATTGACCAGATCATCGAGATGGAGAAAGCCAAAGCAAGCCGAACACCCTTCTGTTGGTATCACCCGGTCTCTGGGAGATATCGTATGGATGGCAAGAACCTGCCCGCATCGTGGATTCCCCTCTATAAGGATTGATCATGTGGAAGCCGACAGCAGAGCTGAGACTTGTTAAACGAGTGAAAACCGAAAAGCTTGATCACACCTTTATGAACGAGAAGCCGATACAGGTTCTCCAGCAGAAGTGGATCCAAGAGGGTTTCAAAGACGAGACGACTTATGTCATCGAAGCCGAATGGCGTGACATCCCGGAGGAATGATGGACTGGTACAAATTTAACGTTGAGCACTACCTGCGCTTGACAGAGCATCTTCCAGACGCTGAGGATCTAGCTTTCAGGCGGATGATTGACATCTACTACCTGAAGGAAGGGCCGTTGCCCCTAGACCATGCAGAAATTGAAACGCTAGTAGGACTCGATTGGGACTGCATAGAACCCGTCTTACAGGATTTTTTTCACCCGACTCCAGAGGGATACGTCAACTACGCTCTCAAGGAAGAGGTAGACCGCAGGAAGGAGCTGGAGGGCAGGGCGGCTAAAGCGCGGCTTGCCAAGAGTAAGAAGAGAAGTTAGGATGTATCAGCGCCGTGNNAAGCGCATAAGGCGGTCTTGACAGTCTCCTTTGACGGACGGCTTCAGGCCCGTACCAAGCCCAGCAATTGGGTGGCCCGCCTCGGAATTCTCACCCTGAGGCTGTCCACCAAAGGAGATTGTTTTGATACTTAACCAACGTGAAAATTGGCTATTGCCTTGGACTCGTGTTCATAGTTATGCACACGGTAGTCTCGTCGTTTATAAGGGGCTAATTGAGTCGGTAGGGTTTCGCTCTGGCCCTATGCTGTCTCACGAATTTGCAATGATTCTTGAGCCGCTTATCGATGCGGCATTAGCAGAGGCGAGAGCAAAAGTTCTCGCTGAATGGAGTAGGAGCTAAGGTATGCACTACTTCAAATTCAACATCGGCGACTACCACAAGAAGGCTGGTCGATTGACGATGTTAGAACACGGAGCGTACACGCTCTTGATCCATTCGTGCTACGACCGTGAACGTTTCCCGACCCTCGAAGAGGCTATAAATTGGTGCTGGGCAAG